CCGTGTTTGTTGGCGAATACTTAGTGATTTCCCAAGTCTCAACTGGTAGCGGAAATAATTTCTTATCTACCGCAATAGTGTCAGGATTCGCATACCCTAAGATGTCGCCATTTTCTAACACTAGATAAATGTCAGGATTTGAACACGTCAACTCTTGCGAATTAGCGATGAATGAAAGTCCAGATTTCGGAGTGATGAAAGTGAAATCTAAACCACCCATTGCGATTAAATCACTTGTGCCATCGTTGTACTCTTTCTTCTTGTTGTCTCTATTTGCATAATCAACATTCTTCACGTCATAAATTGCGTGAAAACGTTTTGTTGCATCCGAATTTAAGAATTTAGTTTTGAAAAGAGAACTAGGAACAGGAATGGTAGCTAAATCAATGCTATTCAACACTCTATTACCGTCCTTTCTTGAAACAATAATCAAATTCGCTACTCGTGATAACGCACTCTTGCAATCTCTCTTTTGGAATAGTGAACCTACTCCTGAATTACATACACATTTCATTTTTTTAAAATTTTAATAATTAATACTTTTTTTTTTAACAAAAACAATCAACCTCTTTTACCGTCAAGTCAAAACCAATAGATACTGCCGACAAATTGCCGTCTATAATGTCCTTTATCGCTCCATTTTCTGTCTCTACGCCAAATATAGGGTGTGGAAACTCCGTAATCGTACTCTCAATTTCAAGTGGATATTGCACCGCTTTTTTGAAGAAGTTCGCCCAAATTGACAAAACTTTAGTTCTATTATCTAGCGTTTCCTTGCTTACCCATTGGCTTCTGTCCATATCAGCCACGAAAAACAATCTAATATTCTTCCACAACTCAACTTGATACTCCTTATCGTTGGTTATTTTTTCAATTCCAGCTGGAAAATTAAGCCACACAAACGGTACTTTATCCCGATAATCATTGCTGTACAACAACCACTCCGAAGATGTTATCATACGTGAACCAATGAAGAATGGAGTGTCAGGTAATTTAACAACAGAGTTAACGGTTACATTCGGATTCATCACTAGAATAGTTCTATTACTTTCATCAATAGATAAAATTGGCGATTCAACACCGTCAATAATTAAGTGATTGAATAATTTAAGCCACTTGAAATTACAGACCTCTATAATGTTGTCAACGCCGTCTGGAATAACTGATAATACCTTTAATTCTCTATTGATTTTAGAAAGTATCTCCGTTATGTAATCATCTATATATTTCATTTTTTAGTAGAATAAGTATGATTTATCTTGACCATCATAATTACTAAATGTCATTGACAAGTAAGTCTGCATAGCACGCCATCCGCCAATATGTTCATTATACATTAACATATCTCTATTTACAAATGAATTAACAGTTCCCGTGCTGGATGATTTGACTACCCTGCCATTTTCCGTGGATAAAGAGTAATTCATGCGTTGGTATTCAATGTACACATACGCAGTGATTACTTCGACAATTCCACTACTGAAATTACGACCGTATTTCATAGGTTGAAATAATGGGGCGAATAACGCATCAATAGGGTTGCTGGCAAATTGATTGTATAAATCAAGACCCATTAATTGAATTAATTGTTTTGTCTCAATTGAATCAAGCTCCACTTCAATCAACGAATCACGATTATTTGCCGATGGAAATGCAATTTCATACATCCCCTTAAATCTTGTCCTGCTTGTTACTAACCCCATTATTTTTTGTTTTGTTAATTTTTAACTTCTCCGATTTGTTGGATTACCTTTTCTCCCAATTCAAAATCAACATCTTTAACTTCAGTTGCTAATTTTCTTGAGATTAAATTATCAGCTAAAATATTATGTTCAACAAATAATTCTTCGCTATCTTTCAATTTGATAACTTTGTAATCCTCTTTACGTGTGTAAGAGATGTACTTCGGTGTTGTATTCAACACTCCTTGTTTGATTTTAACGTCTGCCATAATCTTTATTTTTTAAGGTGTTTTAGTTAACGCAGTTGCAATAGTTGCAATAGAACCGTACATTGCGCCCGTTAAATCAATTTTGTTTACATCTAAGATAGCAAATGTTTCAGCCACAAGAGTAAACATATTCTTAATCAACTGGTCGTTGATAGTTCCAACACGCATTGACACTTTTGTTTTCTCAATCTTGAAGATAGAACTATCCATTACCAAGATATTACCCGCTCCAACCGTTGGTGTAGAGATAATTCGCATTCCATTTATTCTACCGTCTGCAGTAACTAATGGATTGATAATGTATGTACCGTCGGCTTTTTTCGTCAACAATAAATTAGTAACATCACCGCAATTTAACATCACGTAGTTAGCAGAGAATCCTTGACAATTGATGATACCACCAAGAACCGTTGCAACATCATTTGTGTTTGGTATGATGATTTTAGCATCACTTGGAGAAGAAGTGTAAGGTGTTGCTAATGCAATGATTTTAGCATACAAAGTGTAGTTTAATTTCTTCAAAATGTCCTCTTCGATTAGACGATAAATAGCGTTCATCAATAGACCGTTGTCAATTTCAAATTCTTCAGACCATTCAATGTGCCCAGCAACTTTGATGCGTTCAATAGCATTCTTCACGAATTTGTACTGAACTAATGGTTTAGCATTTGTTTCCGTAACTAACGCAAAATCGCCCTCTTTTGGTGCTTGTTCAGTTTTGATACGAGTGTTAACCACTTTAGCAACCTCACGTGTTGAGATTAATTCTAAAATGTAGTTTTCAGGCGTTCTGAATGTAGCAATAACATCGCTGTCGTCCCAATTCTCAACAAGTGGAATAGAAGTAGTAGTTGCACTACCAACAATAGTACCCAATGAAATTGTACCGTTGTTGTTTTGATGTGGAGCGGCAACACGAATTGCAAATAAATCTAATTCAGATTTTCCTTTAATTGCATCAACTATTTCAGATTTTCTTTCCTCAATAACAGCAGATAACAACCTCTTGTTGATACCTCCAAGAGAGAATCCTCCTTTTTCAACTGTTTCAATCTTTTCACTAATTTCACGCAATTCAGTAGCTAAATCAGCAGACAATCCCAACTCCTTGATTTTAGACTCAATGGATGCTTTTAAATTTTCTTTCAAATCGGAAGAACGTCTTTCTAATTCCGATTCGTGTTCATCCAACACCGAATTGATTTCATCATTCATTGATTCAATAAATGCCTTTTGACTTTCGTCAATTTTAGCCCCTCGTTTTTCTAACGCTTCATGGAGACTAATCCTTTTTTTGCTCATCTTTACAAATTTTTAATTAATAAATAATAGCACATTGCTATCTCTTTTTTTATTAAAAAAACACCTGTAAAGTGATTGTCTCGGCTTTACTTTTTTTTTAATTTCTCAAATTCTTTAAAATATAGTTACATTGCTGTTTTTAACGGCTACTTCAATATTATTTATAGAACGTATTTTTAACAATGTTTGCAAGTCGATTTCTTTTAATATTTCTAATTTTTGGTAGTCTATAAAATTTATAGAACGTAATTGCGCCAATTCATCCGAACTAAATGTTACAATTGAAATTTCGTGCAGTTTAATTTCACGTAAAATGTAACTATCCGTAGTTTCATCGTATTCTGTCTTGTCCCAAATGTAATTAAAACCATAGGATAATTGACGTAGTATTCCAGCATTGATTTTCTCAATCAATTCATCCCCTTGCTGTGTCTTAATTACCTCAGCTTCAAAATACAATCCGTAATCGTCCTCACGTAATTCCGTAATTTTGGCAACAGGCTCGTCAACTCTGTGTTGGTATAGGAATTGAATTGCATTTTTAACAGAACCAACACCTCGTGCGTTTAAACTGTTCAATGTAGCACCTTTTACAACTACTTCCCCATGTGAGTTCCTAGAGCCAAAAACGATAGCATAACCTTTAATTATCCTATCGCTACCAACAGTTATAACCTTACTCAATTCAAAATCTTGTGGTAGCGAACGTACCACCACATCCTTTAAATTCTTTCTGCTTATTTTGAATAACTCTAATTTTTCCATTTGTTTAAAATTTCCTTATTATCAATCCCTAATTCTTTTAATTTAGAATACAATTCTAATTCCTTTAAATCCGACTCTACTTCACTTCCTCTGTCTTTTTGCAGGATTTGAATTCCTGAGAAATCACATCCAAAGGAGAAGTCATCGCCCAAGTAAAATGCCTTATTTAGTACATTACACATTTCTAACGAATACGGCATTATAACATTCTGCCATAGTGCTATTTCAGCATCACGTTGATTTGTGAAAGTGGTATTCTTAGCTTGTGATGTTAAAAATGGACTAACACCATACACCCCAAGGATAGCCAACGCATCACGTTCACATTCCTCGAATGGTTGTAAATCTTGAATAGACCCTAATGTCTTTATAAATTCCAACGGTATTGAAGATATAGCAATGAAATTTTTATCTCCAACAATACCATCACGCATCTGAAATTCGTCAATAATATTTTGGCGAGTGTTTCCATCCGTGTACGACTGCAATCCGTCTCCATCTTTTGCTGTTTTCTTAGCAATAATACCAGCCGTTCCATTCTTAGAATAAACATTGTATCTCGCTTGGTAAGCTACAAATAAGTTATTTATATTTTGTGCAACAGCATCCAATGGACTTACTAACTTCAATTTCTCAAAATCAAATCTATTGTCCACGTGCATAAATATATCCTCACTTTTTATTTTCTTTGAAACCACGTGTGATACATTCCAATAATCAACTATGTCGTTTACAGATTTAATGAAGAATGGGTCTGTGATATTTTTCTTGAAGCACGGATAAATATTATTAGGTTGTATGACATATACATTACTTAATGTATTGTAATTCTTTGTTTTAGTAGCGAAAACAGGATAAATGTAAGACCCTCCAGTTGACAAATTAGAGAATTGTATTTGATAGACTAATGAATTTATAGTTTGTGAAAAATTAGGATTTAACAACAATCTCTTTAAATTTGGTGGCATGGAATCCATATCTACTCTATTCCCTTTTTTATCATTTAAAAAGTAATCTACAGAAGATACACGGTCGGAAATTACATCTATCGGATTGTAAACTTCTGCTATACTTTCAGATATTACAAACGGATGAAAATCATTGTAGTTGTATTCGTTTGATTTTAAGGATGAGAAAACATTTACTAAATCGTTTAAATCAACGAATTGAGGGACATAATTCAATGTTCCCCCGTTTTTATTCTTCAATCCAAAAAAATCAAACATCCCCATATTTTTCAAAATTAATAATTTTATTTTAATTCTAACAATTTTTGATATTTTTTCCGTAAAATTACCGAAGCCGAAGCGCAAACGTCAATCGCATCTGATTTGTGATTATTATTGCCGTGTTGCGAGTATGTTGTCAGGTCTTTTAAAAATCTTCGTTCCATAGTGTTACCATTTTCAAATGCAGAATTAAAGCTAAAATGCATTTGTATAAATTCGTAAGTCCTCAATATTTTAACTATTTTGTTTTCAGTAGTATAATAAGGTATTAATGTGTATTTCTTTTCAAAATTAAGCTGACCTAACCTAAATACAGTAGCTAATCCAACACCGTTCTTTTCAACAACAACATCACTAACACCCGTTTCTATTGCTTTGTCGTGAATTAATTCTGACAAGAAATCAAATCCCTTATCCGAGTGGATAACATCGTACACGTGGAAATTCATTCTGCCGTTAAACATTGATACTTCTATAAATATAGCACACATCATATCTCCTCCCTTTTCTGACGCATCAACGAATACAACACGTGTCATTACATCTTCGTTGAAGTTATTCGGGTAGAATTTCAATCTATTTTTGTGTAACAAGAACCCGTCAACAGGTTCAGGATTCTGCATATATTGAGTTTCAAAAATAGTACCCAATCGTTCACGCATCTTCTCTAGTTCATCAATGTTATGCTTAGAAGACCATAGCGCAGAGCCATCATCGTTTATTACAGGCATACGCACCACTTCCCAATCGTCTCCCTCTTTCTCCAGCAAGTAACCACACAAATCATCGGGATGCAATCGTTGCATGATTATAATTATAGGTGTTTTTATTGAATTTACACGATTACGAATAGTGGTGTCGAATTTCTGATTGCCCAAATCCCTCTTGACACCCGACAACGCATCGTCTGGCTTTATCGGGTCATCAATTATAATAGCACCTCCGAATTTTATCAACTCATCATCGTCATAATCAACTACACCTGCACCAAATCCAGTAACTTGACCGCTGGAAGAACGTGCAAGAACACCACCGCCAGCAGTTGTGTACCATTTCTCTTTTG